AGCTCCAGCGGCTTTAAGCTTCTTCTGTAAATCTTTATCGGACGGAACTGGTAAATTGGCAGCTTGTAATGCGGATTTAGCAGCGGTCATAACTTGATTATTGTAATCATTGATAACTTTTTGGGCGCCACCAAAGTCACCTTTCTTAGCTAAGGCTTTAGCTTTAGTTTGAACCATTGGCAAGGTGTCATACTGTAAAGAATAAAGCTTACTAGTCTGGCTAGAATTTTTGGGAAAATTAACACTAGCTAAAGATAGGAAAATGTCTATTGCTTTATTGCCGCCGGCATTACCAAGCGTACCAGCTTTTTGACTAAAGCTGGTCTGACTTATAAGCCAAGCTCCAACTTGCTTATACTGTTGATTAAGTGGAGCATTAGGATCATATATCTTTTTACCGGTGAATGAGTCCAGATTATTCATAACATCGAGAGGGATAGTTAGTGCGCCAGAGACATAAGGTTGACCGCTTACTGCGCCCAGCAAAGTCTTTTTACCGCTCTTAATATCTTTGATCATCTCTGGTATTTCTAGTGCGCCCGGCGCTGTCATATGAGCATTAGCGCTCTTAGATAGTTTCTGTAGAGCCTTATTTAATAACGGCATAATAACTGCTGCGCCGACTGCCATAGCTGCTAGTCTACTGGCGGCGTCAAAGTTAGCTTTAGGATTCTTTGGTAGAGTTTTCAAATTAACTGTATCTTTAATGCTATTAGTCATGATCTTGTATAAGTCATATTTATAGCGACCAAAGAAAATTATAGGGGATTGTAAAGCTTGTGAAGCACTACGTCCTATATTCTTACCAGCTATATTAAACCCAGTAAGTTTGCCGCCTACACGACTAGGGACTTTGTACTGTAATGAATAGCGTTCGGTGGCTCTCATGGCATCATCTAAACTCATACCTTTTTTAAGCGGTCCGGAGCTCATACGCTCAATCACCCGAGCTACGTTTAAAATGTCACCAAACTCCCAAACTGCCATGTGCTGAACGGCGTTATATAGCTTAACTGGACTAACTCCCCAAGCTTTAGCTGTGTCGATTATAGTTGGATCATCTTGATGTAGAGATTTAAGCTCCTTGGTTACATAATCCGTAAAAGCTTTTTCGTCAGTTGACGGCAAGCTGAAACCTTTTTTTAGCAGCTCTTGATATATCGGACCCTGATTAGTGACTTCTTGGTAAGCTTTGACTAAAGAGGTAATACCGCGTTTATATGCCAGCGGATTAGCCAAGGTTGCTAGTCCTCGGTCTACGGCGTAGGTGACTGTCTGGTTAAGGTTATGTTTAAGTGGGAAATAAACTATGGTTCGTTTTAAAACATTACCAACTTTATTAGATATTGATACCTCACCAGAACCACTTTTAACTATATCTCTAAGCGCCTCGGCTGTTTTAGGTTCAAATTTGTAACCCGGAAATTGCATCAAGCCATTTACTGATTGCCAATCTTTAGGCGCTACTTCATCTGGTGGTGAAGCAAATAATTCAAAGTCTGGATGCTGTTTAATAGATTCAATAAATTTAACATTTTCCAGTGCAGTTCGAGCGTCGACATAGTTCTTAAGTGATGTTAGGTGTGGATCAACGTAATACTTCTGACCACTAGCTTTAGTAATCTCGGTGGTAGTTGCCTGACTAAGTTTTAGTTTTTCGCCTTTGGCATTAGTTAGAGTGTTGGTCTTAGCATCATACTGATATCTACCAAGTTTAACTGGCTTGCCATTTTCAAAACCAGTTAAATGTTTAATCTTACCAAAAGACTCATTTTTGATAGCCACAACCTGACGCTTACCACTGGAGTCGGTGACGGCTTGCAAGACCCTGCCTTTATTACTACTTACTCCCTTGGCGAATGAAGTTGGTGAGGGGATACGTCCTTTACCGCCCTGGAGTAACTTATCGAAGGCTGTGTTTTTGCCAACAGCTTCACGGTGGACATAAGTTTCCGGATTAACATTTTCATTAAATGGTCTGCCTTCAAGCCTGGCTGTTTCTCGCTTGGCGGCTGTAGCTGCCTTATTAAGTGCCGTAATATCATCGTTAGCTGCCTGTAACTTCTTCGGTAATGGCTCAGTCAGCAATCCAGCTTCCTTATTATCTCGATAATCCTGAAGAATTTGCTTATCTTGAGTAGACAGCTTAGGCATGCTCCTAGCTACCTTAACCGCATCGCTGGCTATCGCTTTTTTAGCGCCCTCAACCATAGCGCCGCCACGCTGAATGTCACCACTATATTTAGTGGTAGCTTGATGTTTGGCAATCATGTCCTGGATGTCTGAAGCGGCTGCACCCGGCTTGACGGCACCAGATTCACCTAAACCTAGACTGACTTTAGGTTTGGCAATCTTAGGTGTTACCTTTGATAACGTCTCGCTTATAGAAGGCTTTTCAACTTTAGCCAGAGCTTTGGTGTCTACATACTTATCAGGACTAGTCATGGCATCATGAACGACGGCAGCCTCAGCCTGAGTTACTGGCTCATTTTTAGCTAACTTATCTTTTATAATATTAAGTAGCTTTCCATAGACTGTTGGTACAGTTTGTACATCCTTAACTGTTACGCCTTCGCCTTGACGCAATTCTTTGACAAATTGCTGCTTATTATCATCAAGCGCTTGTCTAAGCAAGTCTGAAGTCTTAGGATCAATCTTTGGATTAGGTTCGTTAAAGAAAGCTCGAGCCTGTTCATTTGGAACAGTTGACTCAGTAGCAGTAGTCTTTTCGGTAGGTATACTTTCCAGTCCGCCTTTGACCGCTTCGACTCCACCATAGGCTACTAAAGCCGAGGTGATTATATCTAAGGCTGTTGCACCGGCAGCAGTCGCTTTGCTGCCAGATTGTTTCAAGGTTTGATTATAAGTATTTTGAATAGAACCTATTTTATTGTTACCGAATATTACCTTTTCTAATTTACTACCCGGTGTAAAGGTCTTATTACCCTTAAAAGATAGTCCTATTTTAGCAGCGGTTTGAGGAAAGATCCGGGCAAAACCTTCGGCTGCCTGGACATCAGCGCTGCCGCGTTTCATAGCTGCCTGAGCTGCTGGTTTATTGCCAGTCGCCAGTCCGGTAAGAGCTCTAACATCTTCGACACCGGTACCAAGAGCCTTGCCAGTAGTTTTGATAGTTCCTTTAATGGCATTAGAAAATACGTCTAAAAACTTACCTGTAGCAGCTTCATTTTTAGTCTGAACATGAGTGGCTCCAGGCAAGCCGGGCTTTTCATTTGTAACCGACTTTAAATCAAACTTTGGCGCACCACCCCTGATACCTTGTTGTCTAGGCATAGTTGGCGGAGCCGGTTTACTCTTAAAGATGCCAGTCACATCTCTAGCTCCAGCCTTGCTAACAGCCTCTACTTTGCCAACAGCTCCAATACCAACTTGACCTATGCGACTCCAAAAACTAGAGGCACCATTAGGAGCCGGTGGCGGAGGCGGTGCTTTAGGTGCCGTCGAGACTCCATATCCCTCGTAATTTTCTTTACCTTGACGAGCCGTTGCCGCATTTATAGGTTGATTTTTAGCCGCTGAATCGTTTTCTGCTAACCAACCCATAACTAGAATCCATATACTTTATAGCTACTCAAAGCTTTAGCTAGAGCATCTCCAGACAGGTTTTTAACTTTAGAGTAAACATTTTTATCATAAGAAGTTCCATTCTGTAACATGCTAAGTACGTCACCACTGCCGAGTCCAGCTCCTTGAGCAAACGCAGCCATAGATATAGGTACACCATTAGGTCCGGTAAACATGTATTGACCTTTAGAGCCTTGCTTAACGTTATATTGTTTCTGTAAGTCTGCGGCTGCTTTAGACGAAGCATTACTGCTTGAACTAGCTGCTCTGGAAGCCGATATAGCCAGTCGTTCCTCAGCCAGTTGATTAGATTGAAAATCTTTCACAGCTTGTCCGTAAGCACTCTGAGCATACTGAGTCTCAAGTGATTGATACTTAGGTGCTAATGCAGCCATACCCGAACTGTAGGCTATCTTAGCGTTAGCTTCGCCAGAAGTAATTTGAGCTAGTTTATTAGCTCGAGTCTCCTCGATAGTAGCTTGAGCTTCATTAGCCCGGGCGAACATGGCACCCATGTCGTTACCTTGAAGTCCGGAAAAGTTACCGCCCAGTCTTTGACTGTATAACTGAGCTATTTGAGCCGACTGATCTTGAACTGATTGAGTAAGTTTGTCTATAGCCGACTGGTAATCGGTCTGAATCTGAGGCTTTTCAGCTTCGAGCGTATTGATAGTCTGCTGCTCGGTAGACTGTAATGCTATCTGTTCAGCTTCTTGTTGCGGCTGATAAATCGCGTTGGCAGCTTTTTGGTAAGTAGATAATTGAGGAGGCATATATATCCTATGCAAGTTCTATTAAGACAAATGCTGGCGAGTAATTATTAGCTGATCCTGTTCCAGCCTCAAGAGAAAGAGTCCCAGCAGCAGACTGATATACGCTTCCTATATAAGTATGTGAACCAGAGGAAGGACTGATAATACCTTCTGCTCTGATTGAAGCGTTATAAGTAGTTACAGGTTCATTGATCGTAGCCTCAGCCAAGTATGTGCTTGACTCCATCACTGATAATGTCAGTGCCGTTCCTGCCGAACCAGATGTTTTTATGCCTCCAGCGTAACCAACTAACTTGATTCTTCGGTTTGCAGGAACGATAACAGGCACACTAAGACCAGTTACAGTTGTTTCTGTACTATTATTTGTAGTCGTAAAAGGAGCCGTTATTTGTCTATATCCTAGAACTTTACGCTGTGGATCTCGAGGGCAAATCAAGTTACCCAAAGAGTCTGTTACGGCATAAGCAATTGACGAAGCAATGGGTAATACCCGATCTTGTTGTCCCTGATTGATAGATGCTGCAGCCGCTATCGAACTGCCTCCAGTAACAATGATACCTAATCGTATTGAGTTAGCAGCTAACGATGGTGAAGCCGAGTTATTAGTAACTTCAGAATAAGTAATATTGCCAAGGTAATCTACGTCTACATAAGTATCTTTGCTAGCTGTAAAGGCATGTCCAGATATTGAAGAAATCGTGGTCCTATAACCGTTTATATAAACGGTACCGGCGGTCATAGATCCAGCTAAAGAAGCTCCAGCCGAATCAGCACTCCAAACACAGCCCGATGCTACATGATCAAAAATAGTTTCACTGCCCCTAAGTCTAGGATTAACAACATTAGCTAAAGCCGCTTCTACTATAGAGTTAGATTGAATCTGAGACCCATCAAAGGACTGAATAGCACTAGTTATAGCATCTAGGTTTTGTAATATAGGTGTAGCATCAAGACTCTGACCGTTAGTTGGTGAGGTAGGGTTAGGCAGGACAAATGTCATTAAATACTCCTTTTATGCTAATAATACAACTTTTCCGTCTTTATAGGTATAGTTTTCTGGATTAGTTTTTAACTCCTGCCAAGTCTGATCATCAACATCTATAGCAATACTTTCCAATCCCGGGTACTTCAAAGTAATAAAATTACTGTCTTGTTCATAGACATCAACTACTTGTTCGTCTTTACAAAGTAAGTATCTCATGTCAGTAAACTCGCTACATCGCCTTCGTTTAAGTTGCCGTCAGCCGGTAATAATAATTGTACAGAAGCCCAATAAGCATGAGCGGCAGAATCAGAGTTTTTAATAGCCAGTACATAGGATACCAAATCTTCATCAGTTCCAGGCGTTGAGTTGCGTAAATACCAGGTAAAGTTAACACTAACTTTGCCACTGGTCATATTAGCCCCGTCAGGGAAAATATCACCGACAGCATTAGCGTACATATTATCGGTTGAACTGGTATCGCTGGGATCAATAAATAGATCTACATAAAAAACTGGCAAGTAAGTCTGACCAACATCATTAGCGGTTAAGCCATTGTTCTGAAAGTTGATAACTAATTCTGCATAAGCGCCGGCTGCTAAAGTGGAACCACTATGAAGTTTTAATGGACTTGGCTGATAAGATATCACTCTTAACTGACTAGCTAGAACAGATCGTCGAGCCATACTAGTTGGATCAAGCCCACGGTTAAGCTCGTCCATGATATTTTTGATATCCTGCTTATTAAGCTCGACTTGGCTCATTTTCTCGGTAGGATCAGTGGTTGGCTGAAGTTGTGCCATATTAAGTGGTTACGATATTTGGTCGTTGTTTCTTAAGTTTATAGGCTATTGAATACTTAATCGCTCGCCACGGCTGATCAGCTAAGTCATTACCGAATTTAAAGCGTATATATCGTCCAGTCGAACCGATATTAGCCTGAGCAAACTCAGAAGTAGTCGAACCCCAGTTGCCACTATCCGGACCCCAAAGCAGACCCGAATCGCCCCAATGAAGTGTAGCGCCGGATAGGTTAAGTGCCTTTTGATATTGCAAAGCTTGAAAGTCTATTGAATAACCAAACCGGATCGGATAATCTTCTGAATCAAGAAACAGATTAAAGAAACGGTACTTTTTAATATAACCAGTCATGCCAAAGTCAAAGTTTTTAGTAGTCCAGTAGGAATCATAATAACCAATCGTATAAACACTATCGGCTGCCGGCGAATCACTAGACCAGGAAGCTACAGTTACTTGGGTACTAGTATTGGCTGTTATAACCGCTGTTGAACCGGCACCCGTACCGCTGACAATTTTAATCCGAGCATCTACTAAAGCGCTGGCAGTCCAAGACTTAGTAGAATCAGTTAAGGTTGTAGAACTACCGCCAGTAGCTGTTCCGTTATCACCATAAATATCATGATAACCTTGGAACAATTCATAAATATTACCTTTGTTTGGATCGCCCAAAACAACCGTATCAGTTAGACCTGAGAAGCGAAAGTTAACCGCACAACCGCCCGGTATATGATCCCAGTGAGCATATTGCTTGGTAGTTAAATCATAGTAAATAACCTCGTCCGGCGTAGATGAACTTGAACTGGGAAAGCCGATCAAATAAACATTGAGTAGAGAGTTATAAACTCCCCAGGATAAGCCTATAAATGGTGCATTCATACCACTTTTAAAAGTGTTTTTTAGGAATGGACTGATCAGTACAACAGTATAATTTTGCAAGGCATAAATACCAGAATAGTGCATGAAGAATAAGGTTTGTTCTACCTTAGCGATAGTTCTAAAAGCGCTACAGCCAACTGGTGAGTTAGCTTGCCTTAACTGTAAGTTACCAATAGTTGTAGTGTTACCGGCACCCAATGGCTCACCAGTCAATATCCAAACTGATTCATCCTTGAAGATAACCAGGTTATCGAGAATATCATCAATGCCAGTGATATTCTGTCCATCATTGGTGTTGATTAAAATAAAGTTATTAACTGGAAACGAACTGGGGTTGCCGGCATCAGAAAAGTAAACGGTTGAAGAATTAAGATTAGCACAATAAATCCGGTTCTTGTGGACTTTGACATACTGAGGTGTAATACCACCATTAGCTACCGAATAAGCTGAACCATTGTAACTGATCAAACCATCGACACCGTTACCACCATAAACGGTATCTTGGTACTCGTCTAAGTCCCACTGCTTATCGGCTGTAAAAGTTGACGGCGTACCGGTTAAAGTAGTTGAACCGCCGGCATTATCATATTTGTACCAGTGCTGATTAGACTGATAGATTAACTGCTTAGTGCCATCAGACTTATAAAACGGATACATACCGCCTACAAAACTGCTTAAAGAAGTAGTCAGTAACTTCGTATAACCTTTGCGCGAGCCAACTGATTGCACTTGGTCAAAGACTACATTTAAACAATCCGGTGAAGCTTCCTCGATCATACCGTCCGGTGCGCTGGATGATGGATCAGTTGTCGAGTCCCAAGTAGCAAAATAAGGAATTTCGTAATCTAACTTTAATCGCGGTGCATTCCGCTGGGGGATGGATAAGTTAGTTGACCGTTGTACAGCCATGCTACATCCTGTAGTAATTGATAGGTATAGCTGACCTAGTTACGTGACGTGGACTTTGCTGTTGACGATCCCTGGTAGCCCGGACTAGCTGATTAAAGCGAGCATTGTATTTATTCTGCAAGGCTGAAACGTCATCTTCATCACTGATCAACATATCTATGGCAGCAGCAATAGATAATAGATCTATAAACATAACCGGTATTGACGAGGTGTCACTATCACTCGACATATCTGGCAAGACTGGAACATACCAGTATTGGCAAGTAATACCACTAGTTGTCGGCGTAGGGTTGATAGCTAGTGAATTACCCATAATTGATACGCTATAGCCAATCTGGTTAGAGGCTACCAAAGGTGGGACCATATCGCTCCAGTAATTATTCTGAGCCGCAAAATCATCAAACTCAAGCCTGAGTCCGGTTTGAGCATCCTCTAATCGGGTCAGCTTCCAGAAGTCACTAGCCAGTGGGTAAAAGCGTTGTCCGGCTACAGAAGTAATGGTGGTTGGAGTAGTGTTAACAAAATACTTTTCATCAACCAGTGAAATTTCAGTAGCCACTTCCTGTTGAGCTCGGTTAATAGCATAGTTAATGTCTGAATCAGTATAGTTAGCCTGAACAGGCTCATCTATAAATCGACGTACTCGGGCTCTAATTTGGGCTAAAGTTGGATTGACAACTGAGCTCATCCTAACTCCTCTCGTATAGCTTTTTTCATAGCCGGGGCTATAGCATGGATTCTATCATGAAATTTCTTTTCATGCGCTTGCTGCTTCTCGGCATCTTGTCTTTCAAGCCCTTCGTTTAAGGTTTTGCCGCCATCAGCGAAATGAGCATGAGCCCTGGTTACAACTGCAATAATATCCGTAACATCTATGTCGTTAGGAGATCTATAAGCGCCTTTTTCATTCTTGCACCACCATAATAAGTAAGGCTTAATGTCAGTTTCGTTATAACTTTTAGGCAATAAGATTAAACTCTTAGCTTTTTTCTGAACCTGGACTACCGCCCACATCCTTAACTGTTCATCAAAAAGAAGTTGAATGTCCTGTATACCGACTTTGTGAATGGCAGCTTCTACCATCCTGGCTTCTTTAAGTCCGGGGACTCCTTCTTTGATAGTTATGTCCATAAGTGCATTATAGCACCTGTTTCAACTCCATACGACGATTGTAGGTCATTATGCGGTGGCAGTTGGTGCAACGGACTTCACACTTAGCTATCTCAGCCCAAAGGGTCTCGGGAGCGGCGTTAGAACGAGCCAAGTTGCTCACATTATATTTTTTCTCATACTGTGGTAAATGATCAAAGTCTAAGGCTTCGGGATGTTTGTTGTAGCCACAATCTATACAGCCTTTTTCAAGCTTATAGTTATTAACCTTATCTCTAGTAGCCTTTACTTTGGCTAAGTATTCAGGGGAACGAGCATATTTCTTTCTACCATATGTACGATAATGTTGCCTTGCTTTTGATCTATTTTCTTGACGTTTCTTTTTACGGTTGGCAAGTATTTTATCCTTATTAAGTTCACGATATCGTTTACGATATTCATAAGCTTTTTTAAGCGATTCATCACTAATCAAATGCGCTCTATATAAACGCGCATAACAAGTTGGACAGCGACCACGATTAGAACGGGTGACTTCTTTACCGCAATCTACACAGTTCTTAACGCCCCGTTTATATTTTAAATTACTTGCTATATCTATTTCGTTATTGTTAATAATATCTCCCACCTCACCGTTTGATACGCTCATATCATCTCCTTAGTTACCCAATAAGTGTATCATAGTACATTCTGAAAGTCAATAAAAAAACAAAAAACCCCTGCGGATAACAGGGGTAATTTGCAAAATAGCTATTGACAAATGAACTAAAATGTGTTCACAATCTTACTATTTCTGTTCGGGGCTTCACAATATAGTTGTGCATCGTAGTACAAACTAAACTTGTAAGCATCCTGAGAGTTAACCAGTAACGGGTGAAGAATACTATCACCGTTCATGATCCACTCAATTTCGCTTTGCTGGAACAACTTCCAACTATCGGTGTCTAAGAACCACATTTTCTTAGGTGGTGCTTGACGAGATGGAATTACTGTTGCGCCAGAGAAGCTCAAACCTTCGCCCATTTGCGTTCGTAAGTCTTGAGAGACCTTTTGACCGCCAGCAAACGCAGGAGCATTAACACCCTCAAGTGGGTAGCGCCTGAGTCCAAGCAATAGGTTTGAATAAGCACGACGGGAAGCGTAATCAGTGATGATTAGATCAATGATACCGCCACCAACTTGACGAGCCGCATCGAAAGCTTGCTGCATCAAAGTCTCAGTTAGAGAGCCAGAAGCATCAAAACGGTTGCCATAAAGAACTGGGTAAGTAGCGCGGTTAACACCGAAGTATGCGCGACCAGAATAGTCAGTACCATCATCGATGGTAGTGTCTAAACCGTTCAACTCATAAGTAGTGCTAAAACCAGTGTTACTGTTAGCTCGAGCCACAACATCACCGCTAGTTAACGTCTGAGACGTAGTAACGACAATAGTGTTGGTAGAAGCTGTGATAGACACAATAGCCGTACCGTGTTGACCAGTATCAAGACCGGCATCATCGGTAGTTTCATTAGTGTCATCAGTTTTCCAGAACTGAACAAACATTCCAACAGCCAGGTATTGTGTGTTGTTTACTATAACTGAAGTGGAACCACCAACGGCACCATTTACAGTAGTAAGACGACCTGAACCGTGGAACAACTGACGACCTATATCATTAGGCACATCAGTCAGAGAAAAACGAATTTCCTCCTCCAAAGCATTTTCAAAAGCTGCTTCGGTACCGTATGAAGTACGAATAACACGCCCGGTAATTTGTCCAACAAGATAGTTAGACGACATGTTAATCTTGGCATTTGCCAAAGTTTGTGTGCCAGCCGAAGGTAAAATGCCAGTATCACTACGAGCACCCATAGCCTGGTTACGAGACACACGGAATGGACGGACAACGTGTTGACCTTGACCATCAAGTGTAACTTTTTGCTTATCTAAGATAGCCCATAACGCAACTTCGTTGTTAAGTTCATCTTCGATAGCACCAGGGTAAACTTCCTTCAAAATGGCGGACACGGTGGATTCTGTAGTTCCAGCCATATATGTCCCCTTTCATGGGAGTTAAATAGAAATTGACTAAACTTGAGCCTTCTGGCGAGCCAATCGAATGCGTTCACGAACACGTTCTTTCGGATCAGAACCAGAAATCTCCTGCTCTGATGGCGGCGCTGCGCCACTGGAGCCTGGCTTTTCCGCACCACTGGTACCGGCAGTTTTAAAGCCGTCGATAGCCTTCTGGCGTTCAGCCTCAACAATTTTGTCGTAGTTCATATCTCGGTAAGCGGCTCTAAGAGCTGCCTTGGATGTGACCGGCAAATTGTTGTCCTTAGCATATTCTAATACATCCTTATGGTTGTATGGTATGCCAGGGTTAGGTGGATTAGTTTCTAGGTCACGGACATCCTGGCGAACCTGAATCTCCACTTCCTTTTGGGCTAATTCCTCCTGTGTGACGAAGCCTAGCTTTTTAGCTGACTTTTTTACGATCTCTACCGCTTCAGGGTCTAAATCGTCGTCCTCCTGAGTCGTTTGTGGCTTGGATTGCTGCTCACGTAAAGTGGCTAACTCCTCCTCTGCTTGACGTCGTTTCTCAGTTTCCTCGCGCAACCTATCGCTTGGAACCATAGCTGGTTCTTTATTACCTGAGTTGTTATCGGCTTCACTGCCGTTAGGTGCTGGTTCGCTTGGTGCCGGCTTATCTGCCGGTGGTGCAGCCGGAGCTGCGTTATCTGCTGGTGCCGAGTCAGCGTTATCGACGGGGGCTATAGCTTCATCAGCCATAAAAATCTCCCTACATTTTTAGAGTTGTATGCCAACTATGCTTAATATATACACCTATAAAGATGCGTAAGTCAAATTATCGAACGCTGCCAGTGCCGCGACCAGCATCTTTGTCGTTGATTGGCATGGTGCTTGGGCTAATTGGTGCCGATGGACGCTTGTGCTCAGTCTTGCTAACTGAACCAAATGGTTGTGCGGCTCTACGCGTAGGCATAGGAACGCTACCACTAGTCACACCGTTACCAACTGGGCTAGGATTAACACCAGCGCTCTTGCGAATTGGACGAGATGGAGTTGCCATTATTCTATCCTTTCTCTGCCTTTCTCTTAGCGGCAGCTTTTTCAGCTTCTAAATCTAGGTTATAAAATTCGGGGTTATCAATATCTGCGCCCTCTTTCCTGAGACGATCTGCGACAGGGGTAGCTGATACCTTCTTGTCCTTTGGTGCTTCTGGAACTGATTCCAGTGCCTCTACGACATCTTCTTTAGCCATTTACTTCTTACCTTTCGTTAACTTACTAGGCTTATTATTACTCGGTTTCTTTTTCGATGCAAGCTTTGCAGCCGGTTTTTCTGGCGGTTTATTAGCCGCTTCGTTCTGAGCCATAATCTTGCCCTGCTGCTGATCTATATTAGCTTTACCGGGTACAGTTGGTTGCTTGGCGTTTTCAAGCCGAGGTGGATTAGGTATGCCGACTTGATCATTAGGTACAAGTCCTGGCGCTACTTGAGTAGCCTGTTGAGCTTGAACATGGTCTTTAATATGATCTTGGAACAGTTTGATTATAGTAGCACTAACTGGTTGACCAGCCTTTTGAGCGTGAAGTAACTGATCCAGCACCGGACCGTGAGTCTGTAAGTGAACAATGTGATTATCCCCGAAACTAACCTGAACTGCGCGCATTTCCATCATCTCAATATCTTCATTCTGAGCTTGCATTTCAGCCTGAGCCGGGTCTTGAATATATAGACCGCCACGTAACTGAATCTGAGCGGCGTCAGATTGCATACCGAATAATTTGAACATCTGAGTCCGTTCAGTGGCAGTCGTGTCACTCATCTTGTTCATACGCTCCATAACGGTGAAGCTGCGCTTAATTGGTTCCATCTGAAGTGAAGCTTGAATCTGAGCTAATTGAACCAAGTAGTCCATATGTTTCTGGCGGTGGTCACGAATCCATTGCTTTTGTTTATCGCTCAATTTATCCCAGCTATCACCCTTGGCGAACTTATCCAAAGTCTGAATGTGAACAGCATGATCCTCAAAGATTTCTGGATCTGGCGGTTGTTTGCCGTTCAAAACCCCACGTATTTCATTAAGCTGGCGCTCTATATCCGATTCATCATCGCCCATAGCCGCATCGATATCCGGCATCTCAAGTAATTTAAATAACATCTTAGGATCAGTGATAGCTTTTTCTTTCCAAAGGTTCATGTACATCTGTTGCTTATCCGCAATCGAGTAAGGCATTTGTGTGCCAGTCGAAACAGCTACGTCATCATTGGTTGAAATATCTTTTTTAGGGTCAATGTCATCCCAACGAGTCTCACCAAACTCATCCTCTATGCCGGTTGGAAAAGTCTTGCTAACCTGAGCATTTTCTTTACAGGTCTTAAACATTAGTTTAAACACGCCAACCGCAAAGTCGTCATAATTATCTCTGAGCATGGTCAGGTTGTTTTGATCGCCCTGGGATAATCTATCAACCAAATCACCAGAAGCCTGAGCAAATGGAGCCTTGCCATTAAATGAAGCGTGCATGCCAGAAATATCTTCCATAAAGGCGGTCAGTTGACCAATATGTTGCATGATATAAGTCGGTAAGTTAATGGCTTCAGCTTGCCGAGGCGCACCACCCGGAGTTATATCGTATTCAATAAACTGTCCAGTCTCGTCGTCAATTACATTGACGTTAGAGCCTCTAGGCAATAACCAATTAAGTTTACCCATGATCTTAGCGCTCTCGTGAACCTGAGATACCATTTCGTTAAGGGCTCGATTAGGCTCTTTAATGTCATGAATAACACCTTTAGATTCCATGATCATACCGGAAATATCGGTCTGGAAAACCTCAAATGGATACTCATCACAGTACCACTTCTCGTTACGGAGCAATACACCATTCTCAGTCATAACAGTAATCCAAATATCCCAGTTGCCGGTAGCTTCGTCATAGATCTTGCGGAAACACTCTAATATAACAACTGTGTCCATATCATTAGACTGTCCAGCCGCAAAGGTATTAGCGTTTGAAATCTGGAGCCTAACCTCAGCTTGCTTAAATAAAGAAGCAGCCAAGCGCATATCAGGAGCTAACTTATCCTTATTCCTATAGCGAGGATTAGCTTTAAGTTCAGCTATCGTCCGAATCGGAGCATGGATAATATAACGCATATCACGTTTAGTTTGAGCCATTGGATCAGGATAAATCTCAAACGGGTCACAACGGTCCACCATGACCTCACCAAAGGATGTATCTTTTTGATTGCCATCATTGTCTGTAAAAGGTTTAGTCGGTATAACCGCATCATTGTCCCAAAGAACTTTGACCCAGCCTAGACCATACTTGGCGGCATCAAGCGACACCTTTTTGAAAATACTATTCATATTCAAATGACGATACCAATAATCAGCTAAATGTTTTTCTTTTTTAGCTCGGATATAAGCATTGTCTGCTTGATCACCAGGACGAATGCCAACTTCCGGATGCTCGGCATTCAAAAAGTTTACAATCCCTCGAACCTGTTGCTTAACTTTATTGATAATAACCCGGTCATTCATCTTCTCAACAGAGATATTTTGAATCCGGCGAGTACCAGTATTGTATTTAAAATACTGGTTATTTTTATAGTAAACATCGTTAATAAACCACTCAAATTCTTCACGGCGACGAGCTTGTTTTAAATATTGCCAAATCGTATTGATCTGCTGAACAATAGTTTCATCGGCTCGTTCTTCTTGTGTTTGTTTGGCTAAAGGATTTCTAACAGCCATATCATGCACCCAGTTCCTCTACAATTTTAGCGGCATCTTCAAAATCCATATCTTCTAAGTCAACCAAATCATCGGATGGCTTGATAGCCCGTCCCCGGACTTCAGTTTTAATAGCCGGCATTTTAGGGCGTGGGAACTTAGTCGTATTGACAGCTTTTTCGTATTCTACCGCCTGATAACGGGTATTATAAGTTAAGTAAACTGATAGCTTTCGCCACATAAAGTACAGCGAAAGCATGCTTAGTATGAGCAAAACGGTGATTAGTATGAGCAAGATGGCAATTAGTGTGATCATGATATTGGCAACGCCTTATTAGAGTCTTGCTTGAATTGCAAGATCGTTTCAGCCGAAACGTGACCGTAAGAATCTAAGTCACCGAGAATAGCCTCTATATCACCTTTGGGGAAGCTAACTTTACTGTAATAAGGATCGGTGTGCAAAGCCTCTAGCCAATCTTTAACTTCTTTAATAATAAGTAAGGCATCAGAAGTCTCAACTAATTTTAAAAATTCTAGTAAGTGTTCTCGGTCTACATGACCACGCTCATAAACTTTAGCATTAAGCTCTTTAAGTTTATCTGGATTAACGAAAGATTTTTCAGCCATGATACCTCTTAAGCATATAATATCACTTTTTCAAGCCATTAGTGTGTTTTATACCAGACTTTGAATGCTTGATATTAGTTCGATTATATCGCTGAGTAATAAAATCGTCTACAGTAAGTCCCATTTGTTGAGCTCGCCGAGCTAGTTCCATCGGATTTTTATAAACCCAAGGCTCGACTTGCTGAGTCCGTAGTGGAGTCTGTGGACGAGACATAATACCGTAACGCAAAGCGTCAACGGCATGGTCTTTACGCTTGACTGGCGCTTCTTTAATATCATCACGGTCCGGATTGCCAACCGCCATGCCAGTGTAAGACTTCCACTTATACTGCCCCATTTCCTCAACCAAATTCTCACAACTGGCAAATATAAATAAATGCGGCGAACCCATAATTGACTCACCGTCTTTATCTTTTAAGAACGGATGAAAACGCTCCGGGTCAATCTTTAGATACTCTTTGACCCGGTTAATGCCGGCAATCACATCATTTTGCCCCGATATAGTAGGTATGCCAGCGTCCAGATACTCATCAGCTACACTGAATCTATAACCATCCTTTTCAAGTGTCTTGGCATGAGTTGATGGATCAATTACCGTGTAAGAATAGTTATCAGTTAGAATATCGCCTTGAGTAGTTCTAATCTGACTCATTTCATTGATCTTAGCCACATGGTTAGATACAACGTCTTTTTCCTTGTAATACTCCTGGTAAATATAAATATTACCGTCAAAGTCTACTGCACCCCACAAACAAGCTGTCGGGTTGTTTTGTCCATGGTCAATCATCCTAAACCGCTCCCAGGTATTAGGGATCTGGAAAGGCGGTATAACGTGAATGTGCGGATTAAATTCATCAAATATCTGTCCAGCAAAGACATCAAAAGAACCTTCTACAAAGCGTTTAACATACTCTTTAGGCATTGCGAGTAGTCCCTTAACGTAATCCTCAGGCAGATTATGGCGATTCTGTAAAGTTGAAGCTGTAATAAGCTCAAAATCACTAGCGTTAGGTAATTCTTTACCATCCTTACCGATTTTTTTATAAAATCTACGCCATAACCAGTCGTGCCCAGCCATATTTGCTGTTATAAAACCTTCACGTTTTTCTACTGGACGGCGAATACGACCAACTAGAAAGTCAAAAACTTCCTCAGAAACTTCTTCTGCTTGATCAATCCAAAAGCCGGAAAGGTTCATATTAGTCAAAGACTGCAAGTCATCCAAGTGACGAAATATAACTTCAGAGAGAGGCTTACCATCTTTATAAAACTTAAACGAACCATTTTTAGGTGAAAATTTACCCATATCGCCAAATAGCTTCAGGAAGTCGCGTTGAGTAGAGTCAGACAAGTCGGTGGCGTGCCTACGACCAATCAAGAAGAAAGCATCTGGTTGCATACAGTGCATATAAGCCTTAATAGCACCAGCTAAAGTCTTACCATTGCCAAAGCCTCCCATATACCCCGTAAAACGCTTCTTGGAGAAAATAAAAGCATCTTGCTGAGGAAATAGCTCTATGTTATTTATATTCATCAGTCAACCACTTCCAGGTAAGCTGTTTATGGATATTATAAATACAAGTTCCAGTCACATTGTACATCTTTGCTAGTTCTTTTCTGGTCTTAATATGTTTCTTATGCCAAATGTCTAATACTTGCGCTGAAGTTAATTTAGCACAACCATTTTTATTACCCCTAAGACCAATTCTACCCAATACATTAAAACTATGTTGTGTATTGCTACTACTAGTAACCCACTCTAAATTTTCGACTCGATTATCTATTTTCTTACCATTTTTATGATTAACTTCAGGGAAATTATTAGGATTAGGAATAAATACCTGAGCCACAATTCTATGAGTCCTAAACATATGGCTTTTTTTATCTTTGTATAAACGTACTTGAGGATAACCTTTTTTATTAAGCAAAACTTTCAAAGCCTTACGCCCTCCAGTTCTAGGATGTTTAAGCGACCAGACAATACCATTTGTATCAATTTCGTAGATTCCTTCGTATCCAGGTATTGCTTTTATCATATCTATAACTATAGTGCATGATTGAAACTTTATCAATAATAAAGGTCAATGACATCAAGTCCAGTGTCCTGCCTCAATATCAAGCTTGGCGACTTAACTGCCGTCGTATGTACTGGCTCAACTGGCGAGGTCAAAAAGGCAATATACCACCAGTCAGTTGATAAAACATGCTCTGTTGGCGGTATTGAGGCACTGGCTGAACTTGACGGTGAGCGTGAAGTACTCGGACTGATACTAGGCGAAATAGAAGTTGATGGCGATCTACTAGCAGATGGACTGATGCTCGGGCTGATACTAGGCGAAACTGAACTCGATGGCGAAGATGAGGCGCTCGGTGACTGAGATAAGCTCACGCTCGAGCTTGGACTACGACTACTTGAAGGCGATAAACTAGCTGATGGAGATAAACTGGCACTTGGACTTATACTGGCTGACGGACTGATTGACGGTGAAATAGATGAACTTGGACTAAGGCTAGAGCTTGGCGAGACTCCAGTTGATGGTGAAGCCGAAGATGACGGACTAAGGCTAGCACTAGGGCTTAATGAATGACTCGGGCTTACTGAAGCAGACGGGCTGATACTGGGACTAACACTGGAACTGGGGCTTATACTTGGGCTAACGCTTGAGCTAGGTGAACGCGATGCAGATGGAGATATACTGGCTGACGGGCTTAAACTGGGCGAACTACTCGAGCTTGGCGAAATTGATGGCGAGATACTCGAACTCGGACTCAGTGATGCCGAGGGGCTCTGCGAAGCTGAAGGACTAATACTTGGCGAAACTGAAGCACTTGGGCTTAAGCTTGCAGAGGGCGATAAGCTCGGGCTACTACTAGACGATGGCGAGCGGCTAGCCGATGGGGAAATACTAGCACTTGGGGAAATCGAAGCTGATGGTGATAAGCTATGTGAGGCGCTTGAACTCGGACTTATAGATGCTGAGGGACTTATTGAAGGCGAGCTTGAAGCTGATGGTGATAAGCTGGCGCTAGGAGAAACCGATGCGCTTGGACTAATACTCGGACTAGTTGATGAGCTAGGACTCAAACTAGCTGAAGGGCTTATCGATGGAGAAACCGAAGAACTAGGGCTGACACTTGCCGAAGGGCTAATTGAGGCAGATGGGCTAAGGCTGCTGGATGGAGAAACGCCACCACCACCAGCATTATCATAGACGTAGAAACATATAGAATTACCGTAATAATTCCAAGAATTTCCCCAATAAACAGCACTATCCTTATGGCTACCTGAAGATTGGTCACCTACTACCAGATAATTGGAAGTATCCGCCACAAAACGTTCAATAGAAACTGCATAATACTGAGTACTAGCAAATAATGATATTTGATTGGCTCCAGAAAAAGGAAAAGTAACTAGATTAAAAGACGAATTTGAGAGAGTAGTAATATCTACTGCGTCAGATGTCGCTAATGAACTCCCTGTGGGTATTGCACTTGTATTATATACACCAGTGATGTTATATATTTTTGCGTAAAGGTTACCAGTTGGACTACTATTCTTCTTTAGATAAAATACTGCACTACCAAGCGTAGTATCTGAAGAAACAACAAACACTGCAGCGGCAGCTCCATAGTTAGTAGAAGTCCCATCACCGTTAATTGAAATTTGAGTATTTCGATTACTCTCACTATACGAATCAATAATGTTTGGCATCAGACAGCCTCCTGGTAAATCCGTGAAGCTATAACATCATGACTGTCTATATAAGGAGTAGTATCGTCAATTACAGCCTTAAGAGTTACATCAGCACTGGCTGCCGCCGAAATATCCTGAGCAATCGTAACCCAGCCGGCTGCGCCTCTATCATATATCTGCATAAAGATTGGGGATTTTGAGGCATCTTGAGTAGACTTGCCTCGCCAGTTAATCTGAATAGAGGTAGAAATATCTATAAAATCTTTATACTCATGAATCATGTATTCATCAGTCGCACCTATATCAACAAAAATTCCATCTATTAGGCTTACTTTTTGAACCTCTGCCGCCGTATAAAGGGTAGATAAATCAGCGTCATCTGACGGCAATGTAACGGCGGCTTCACGTGAATACTTGGTATAGCCTAGACCAATTGATGGACTAGGACTGGAACTAGGAGACAACGACCTAGAAGCACTACTTGACGGTGAAATACTATGCGACGGACTAGTTGAGGCAGATGGTGAGCGTGAACGACTAGCTGATGAGCTGGGGCTAATCGAATGGCTTGGGCTGATTGATGGACTATATGAACTCGATGGACTAGTGGAGGCACTAGGGCTAATAGATTGGCTCAAACTTGAGGATGGGCTTCGACTGGGACTGGCGCTATGCGAAGGACTGATACTGGCTGAGGGACTCAGTGACGCACTTGGGCTGATTGACGGCGAGACGCTGGCGCTCGGTGAGTAGGAGCTTGACGGGCTTAATGATGCGCTTGGACTTATAGAAGCCGAAGGACTAATGCTAGCTGAAGGCGAATAGGAACTTGACGGACTGATACTTGGACTGGCTGAGTGCGACGGACTTAGAGATGCCGATGGGGAAATACTTGAACTGATCGAAGCCGATGGCGATAAACTGGCACTAGCCGATGATGACGGTGAAATACTGGGACTTATCGAGGATGACGGCGAGCCAGTCGAAGGTGATGGTGAACTCGATGGGCTTATGGATGCGCTGGGAGATAACGAGGCACTCGGACTAAGACTTGGGCTAGCTGAAGCCGAAGGACTGGTGCTTGCCGATGGGCTAATACTCGGGGACACAGAACTAGATGGCGACACCGAAGCCGAGGGGCTGATTGACGGCGAAATACTGCTGCTAGGACTTAAAGACGCCGAAGGACTAATACTGGCGGACGGTGAGATACTAGGGCTAACTGATGAACTTGGTGAAATTGATGCACTCGGTGAAATCGATGGCGACACTGAGGCTGAAGGGCTAATACTAGCCGAAGGCGAAAGAGAGGCTGATGGTGAAATTGAAGCGCTTATAGATGACGACGGGCTGATGCTCGCACTTGGGCTAATCGAAGGACTGCTGCTTGATGATGGACTCCTCGAGGCACTTGGCGAAATACTTGGGCTAGACGATGATGACGGACTGACACTTGCCGATGGAGAGATTGATGCCGACGGGCTTATAGAAGGTGAAACCGAACTAGACGGACTAATAGAAGGGCTACTGGACGAGCTGGGACTTACACTAGCGGATGGGCTGATACTAGCCGATGGAGATAATGAAGCGCTCGGTGATACCCCACCGGCTGAAGGCGATGGTGACGAACTTGGAGAAATGGATGCTGAAGGACTGATGCTGGCACTAGGACTTACGCTAGCGCTTGGACTAATACTAGGACTGCTCGAACTGGATGGTGAGATCGATGCACTGCTCGAACTTGATGGACTAATTGATGCCGAGGGGCTAACTGAAGCTGACGGACTTATAGACGGAGAAACTGAAGAACTAGGGCTTACCGAGGCACTTGGGGATATTGATGGCGATACGCTTGCTGAAGGACTCAACGATGCTGAAGGCGAAATACTAGCGCTCGGGCTAATACTCGGGCTGGAAGATGACGACGGTGAAATTGAAGCTGAAGGACTGATGCTGGGGCTACTGGATGAACTAGGACTAATAGAGGCACTTGGGGAAATACTCGCGGATGGCGATATTGAGGCGCTCGGGGATAATGAAGCGCTAGAACTGGAGCTTGGTGAGACTGATGCGCTTGGGCTGATACTTGGACTTACACTCGCACTTGGCGATAACGAATGGCTAGGAGAGATGCTAGCACTTGGGCTGATAGACGGTGAAACTGATGAGGAAGGACTCAAGCTGGCACTAGGGGATATACTGGGGCTAGAACTGCTGGAAGGTGATACTGATGCACTGGGGGAGATTGAGGCTGAAGGACTGATGCTTGGTGAAACTGAACTTGATGGGGAAATACTAGGGCTTGAGCTTGATGAAGGGCTAATACTAGCACTAGGACTTAGTGATGCACTCGGCGAACCGCCAGACGGTGACGGACTAGAACTTGGAGATATTGAGGCTGAAGGTGAAATTGAAGCACTCGGACTAATTGAGGCTGAGGGGCTTATTGATGCACTAGGAGATTGTGAAGCACTAGGACTCTGAGAAGCACTAGGCGATAAACTAGGCACGAAAGCCTGAGCCGCAAACACGAGTCCGTATTTGACACTGCTATTAGTCGGCGTACCTGACATAACGGCTTGAACATTTATCAAGTCATCTGTATTAACCGTGACCGAACCAGACCAAGATTTTGTTGTTCCAGAATTATTAAATGTAACTGTTGCCGATGTGTTTGAGCCACCATCACGAAAAGTAACAATTCTGGTTTTTGCACCTGAACCCGTATCAGCACTTTGGACAACATACATAGCCGTCAAAGTTGAAGCATAACCCAAAGCTTGTACATTAGCCTCAGTTGTGTTCCATGCACCCGTGCCATACCAGTTATTATTGGTGGTAGTTGATGTTCCTACATTTGAGTTATTTGAACCGAGTAATATAAAGTTACCAGCCGTTCCTGATGCGTATTCAGCACCAAAATAAATATTCCTGGCAGTAGCCGGGCTACTTGGTGTTACCTGATAATAAATTGTGTCGCCTTGACTATAAGAGTAACTACCCGTATCAGAGGCACTTTGATGAGTTGAGTCAAGTGTTAAGGTAAGAACCGATGAGCCATTTTTCATTAAATCAATCTGATAACTACCTGATGCGATTGTAGCCGCCAGTTGGACATTGACATTCTTAATACTGCCCGATTCAGGCATGTATTGAGTAGCTGCTGCTGCCGTTGTTTGGTTGCCGCCCGTATCTTGAACGCCAATAAACCTGTTAGCCGTAGTTGAGAAAGTGCCATTGGCTGTTGTAAAGAATATCTGATTCTTACTTATTTGTAATATTCGCCAGGTATTAGGTGTTGACGCTGCTGGCGTACCGCCAGACACAATGCTTGCAAAATCAAGAGTGCTTAAAGCTGGAACACTGATTATATCTGTTGTATCACTACCTGATGTCGTATTCGCCAAACTAACAAATAAAGCCGTTGCTGTATCAGCAGTCTGAAATGTTTGCGCCCTAACAATGCCCGTCCCTGCCGCAGTCGTCAGAGTCGTTTTAAGAGTTGAAAACATCGTTGTGACTGGACTTAGAGCATCTGCACTAGAAGTTGATGCACCCCAAGCAGCATCATTTGTTGCCATTAACGGAATTATCCGAGTAGTGCTAACAGCAGGCATTGAAGCTGAACTGCCTACCATAATCGGATACTGATAAGCGGTGTCATCAGTAACTTCAATTTCCGCCTGATACCAACTGGCGGAAATGTTACCGGTGATAGAACCCTTAACACACATATTTATAATCTGGTCATACGTCCAACCGCCAGACGGAACAGGTAATACAACCCAACTCGATGGATTAGAAATAGTACCAGTGAATGTTTGGTTTAAATAAGTAGTTCCAAAACCAGAGTTACCGACTGCAACTGTTAAATTAGCTACAGAGGCGAAGTAAACTCTAAACCTAACCATTAAGATAGAGTCAGTTATAGTCGGCGCATTAGTACCGTCTGCTTCTAAGTTATGACCTGACGTTGAACAACTAGCATAAGTAGTATTATTGCCGTCGGTTAAGTTGGATTCATTAGTCCAGGCACTATCGGGGTCACTAAGTCCGTTATGACCATCGAAGTAATAAGTATTTACAGCCACTTTAGTCTCCTAGCGGTGGAGCTGGCTGGATAGGTGATGGTTGAATGGTTGAGATAGTTACGACAGACTGGACTGCTTGTACCGCATCACTAGCTAAATCAGCCGTTTGGGTTGGGTCTTGAGCCGCTTGCTGGATAACAGCATCGAGCGAGTCAAGCTGTTGCTGGAGAGCATCCCTAGTATCCCAATAATCTTGAGGCAAGTCATTATAAACATCTGCCAGTTCCGGCTTAACCTGAGCTAAAATATCTGGCTGACTCGGCAAACTTGAATTAACTATATTATCAGCCGTAAAGTCATAGCCATTATCAGCAAGAAATGTTGCCCTTATTAACCAATTTGTTCCTACCCAATCATTAGGATTCTTAGCTACTAAATCGTCAAAATCTTGTTCCGTATATTGAGCTTCCTGCGGATATAGGCTGCGATCAACAAAAGCTATATTTTTAATTATTTCCCATAGAATTGAGGCTTGCGTTTCCATAACTATATAATAGCACTCAAATTATCCCAGCCAGGGATTTTATCGATAGTAGAAGTTTCAAAACCTTTAGCTGTTGATTTGTCCCTAAAATCATCAAGCGACCATTTGCTCTTAGTTAGGTTCCATTCACCCCTAATATCTATATTAGGCATTGGTGACTTCCAAGCCTCATAATACTCCAGATTCCTACCGCCAGGTTCATAACTTCGATTAAAACCAGACTTCTCAATTTCAGCAATCCGCTTCTTATAATAATCAATCGCCAGCTCTCTATAACAACACAGTCCCGAGACTTGATTAGCATCCCAGTGAACTGCTAAACCATCAGGACGGACTCGCCACCAGTTATGATTATAATAAAACTTGTCTTTCCTAGCCGGTATAAACTCAAAGTGACTCTGATGATATAGCACATCATGCTCACAAAAGAAAACAATTTCCGTATCAAGCGCCTCAAGTGCCGCTAGAATCTGCTTAAACATGGTCATATAACCACGCTTTAATTTCACGTGAATATTTTTACCCATATTATTCATTGACTTAAGTGAAGCACTGACAATCGGCAGTCCACTAGTTTTAATCTGTTTCTGAACCGCTTGAGCTGTCTTAACTGGTATCTGGTTATCGGTATAGTAAATAATGCCCTTGTTGCTGTCATGCCAGTAACGAACTGGTGCGAAACGATCAATCAACCATTGAAGCGGATGAATCGCCTGATCCCATTTATTATTCAACCACAAATCCCTAGAATACTGTCGAGCCTTTTCTTGAGCCGTACCGGAGTTTGGATAAGGAAAACCAAAATCACCACCTTGAGTGCGGAACATATGAGCATACCAAGTGGAATGCAAGCACATTACCCGTCCGCCAGATAACCAAGTCTTACAAGCCACCTCAACACCTTGCTGTCCCCAGGAACCGTGATTTTCGTCACAGATATTGAGTGACCAATACTTCTCCCGGGTAAGCATAAAAAACGAACCTTGGATGCTCATAGTCTCAGTCAAATCGCCCTTGCCCTCTGGACGCTTTTTAAACTCATTGAAATATTGAAAATGCAGTGTTTTATCAAAACAAAATGACGTACTATGCGGAGTCCTGTCTCGAGGTTTGAAAATAACATCCCGAGTAGTTGGCTGTCCACATTCTTCACATGGTCCGGAAGGACTTTGGTAGCGTCTATGTCCTTCTGGACAAACCCAATCAAAAGCGTGAAGATTAAGCATCATTGGAATAATCGTCCAGTCGTCGTGACCTTTTATCGCCTCCATCAGTTTGACATCAAAGCCTTCGTCAAAAGCCACGTGAGCATCACACTTAGCCACCCACTTAGCCTCAGATAGTCTGGCTAGATGGTTAGTCATGCCACGTTGACCGAGCGATTCACCGACATAAACAATTCGTACATCTGGATGATCAGGAATTGCCGGATCAGCCCAAGCACCGTCTAAACCAACTAGCACCTCAGTTTTACCACGCTTATTCTTTAAAATGTCCTCAACAGTATTGCTAACAAATAACTCATTACGCGCTGGTATTAAGATGGATAAATCGTACTTCACTTCTGTAACCTTGCAATTATGTGATTATAGCGTCGCTCACCGCCGTTGTTGATATACTCGATCTTAAAACCATAATCTTTCAAATTAAAACTCTCATTACCATTAGTAAAAGTTCCGTCCTCTTTGGCATCCCAGTAATGCCAGCCACCACTGGTAGAATGTTGATCAAGGGCACAGTCTATATAAACTGCCCCTCTAGCAACCCGAATAAGTTCTTTTAGAGCCTGTACAGCATTTTTAGTGTGATCTAGCGCATTGATACACTGAACTATATCAAAAGAACTATCCGGATAAGTTAAAGCTTCCATGCTCATTTTAATCACACCCGGAAAATCTCTGTGATCAATCGACGTAATCTCCATAGAAACCCCATTAACAAACTCACATAGCGTTATAGCATGCGGACCGGAGCCGGCATCTAAAACCTCAACTTCTTCAGATTTTACTAAAGATAACAAATGCTGCATTAAGCCCATCCACATCTAGGCATTTCAGCAGGTTGAGGATCCTGATCAAACATACCAGTCTCAGTATTAAATCGAACCGTAACTGCCGTACCCATAACTATCGAGCTGATAAAAGCTTCCAGAACTTCTTTAGTTGGCATTTCCTTAATCTCGACTGTAGGCTGATTTTCCATTGTACCTCCATAAAATATCTTGTGCCTTGCCCCAAACTGGGATGTCATAGGCTTTAATTTGACCTAACCGCTTCCGTTGAGTCCTAGCTACCTCATCAGTGCTATCAGGATGGTTTAATTGTACTACCGGAACTGGCGAGTAAACCTTTTCAATTTTCTGCGGACTAACACCTAGATTCTTTTCATAACGTCCAACTTCGCTAATAAGCTCCGGTCTGTCGTCACTCATTTTAGCTAATCGTTCTTCTAGCGCCTTAATATACTGTTCACGTGGCGCTATTAGCGTACAGTTACTAATTCGCTGTTTAAGTGAATAAATCGGTGTCCAAGTATAAAGTGACCAGCGAGACATATCATAAGCTACCGTATCAAGCGGTGGACGGTAAAAACTAAAGTGATCCGATGAGTAAAGCACATCGTCCTCGGCTGTCGCTATATATGGTGTAGTCACCAGCTTACAAGCCGCTAGTAATTGTCGATACATATTAAGATGAGACTTTGGTTCAGTATCCAAAATATCCCACTCTTGAGCCGGATCACGCCCGACTGTTAATAACTTATGACCATCAATCGCCTTTATTAACGTATCAAACTGATACTCAGCAAAGTCTTTAGGCAGCAAATTAGCTGTCAGGAAAATGACTGTCAGATCCGACATGACTCTATATACTCCTGCCAAATCTTAAGCTTATCCCTGTAAATTTTAAAGTAAGGGTCAGATTCATCACCCTGCCAAAAACCCTCCATTAGAGCAATAGTTCTAGCCTCGGCATCAAGATTCTTATAAACATTACTTTCACGCTCATGATGAACTCTCGCATAACCAGTCACAGCCGCAAACCCCTGCTCATCTATATACCTTTTAGCCAAGATTCCACAGTAAATATCATCAGTTCTACCGATGTGCATTTCTGGTGCTGGCGGAGCTTGATACATCCAAGGCAACATTTTACTCTTAAACATGACATTCATAATGCACATTGGAAAATAAATGCCTTTAGGCACAGGTGCTTTCGGAAATTCCACTGGACGATGGCTGCCTTTGACTAACTGTGTCGGCGCGTCCCAGTCAGCTACACCTTCCCAAACACCGTGAGACAGAACTACTTCAGCCTCATCTCGCACCAAGTAAGGAAAACCGCGCATATATTCAGAAGCAGTTGACATCCAGCTAATCGGCACTCGCTGGTTAAGAATATCCAGATGGTCTTGAATCGGATCACCAACTGGTCTAGTGTCATCATCTAAAGTTAAAACGTAATCATAGCCTGGCAAATACTTAGCCACGTAAGCAAAGCCTAGATTGCGGACTCCACCATTAAAATTAACAATCGCATCAGCATGCCTACCCATCACCTGTTTTAAAGAGATACCGTTAACAGTCGGCTTCTTGCCATCACGCACAATGATAACCTTAGCTCGGTGCTTATCAAAAAGAGGTTGCCAGGTTTCCATAAACTTTTTCATGGATTCTGGTCTAATCGTTGGGATAACTACAGCAATCATTTCAACTCCTTTATTTGAATATAATAAGTTTTACCATTATGGTGATATTCGTCAATCTCAAGTTCATCACTACCACTATCATGCAACATCATTACTAAAATATTTAATAATAGATCCATAATATTATTTTCAGTTACTTTTTTCATTTATGGTGACTCACTAAAGACATATAGCCCGTCTTATAAATCGGCTCGTCAAAATCTTTAACTTTCAGCTTATGTTTCCATAACAGGTAAGGTAAAGACAGTTGATCAACCGAGAAATACCTTACACTGGTGTAAAGCCATTCTTTCATCATAGCCTGAACTTTTTCGTTATTTCGGTAGATAAAAGTTGTACTAGCCCACAGCTTGTCATCAATATAATCCGGATCACCCAAGATCTCCTCAGTTTGTTCTTTATGCAGTCCACCTTTGTAACGAGGCGTAATATATGGTTTACCCTTTTGCAAGTGATCTTCGACATGCGCCATTTCCCGGCGAATAGTGTGACGCTGCGGATGATGAAACAGGGCAATATCGTTCTTACCTAACTGTTCTAGATACCAGCGAGCCGAGTCCGAACGCTTAAAAGAGGTAATGCCATCCAACCAGATATAGAAATCATAGCCCGGCTTCATCTGCCAGCCGTGAGTTTTAGGAATCCGATATTGTAATCTTGGCGTTAAACCAACAATCGGTGGAAAGTCTTTATCAGTAAACCGGTGGAAGTCAACCGTAATATCCTGCTCAACCGGGTCAATCAGCTTGTCCTCAATGTCACCCAAAATAGCTGTCAAGATTATAGTTTTCACTTGATAAACATCCAATTAGACCGCCCGTTACCATAAATCGTCAAATCCAGATTATTGTCAGCCACATACTTATCAACGGCATCGACCACGTTATAATATTGATCCTGCCCCTTGCGCCGGACGTAATCATCACCGGAGACAATGCCACCAGGCTTAACCTTCTTAGCCCACTCAGTAATATCCTGAAGAACATGCTCATAGCTATGATCAGCATCTATATAAACAAAATCTAGTGAGTTATCATCAAAATGCTTAACCGCTTCCATGCTAGTCTCTTGAATCAGCATCCAGTTGGTATAGGGCATCAAGGTCCGCATTGTCGTGTCATATAATCGCTGAAAGGTCTTTTCAAAAACATAATCCCTATAACCCTCTAATGGCTTAAATGGATCGACTCCATAGAGTTTACTAACCTTACCAAGTTGCAGAATAGTCTCGGCAAACTCGCCCTCAGCCACCCCGACCTCAACACCGACACCACTGAATAACTGAGCCAGCTCATTACGGTCCTTACTGACAATATCTTTCATAAATCTCTCTGACTTTCATCCGTTTACCCGGAATGTTAATTTCCACGTTCCAGTTAGGTATTAAATTGATCCAATGTAAAAACTCATCCTTATCAACCACATAACGCCATTCATCACGAATTTCAGCCTCCGGATGAGCTCGCAAATAGTTTATCAGCGTATTAGGGTTTTTACCCCAGTCAATATTACCGATCCGGACAATGCAATAACGAGGGTAGAACTTCTTAAGCGTATCCTCCATCGCCCGTTTATGATTAGCGTATTTAGTATCACTATAAAAAACAGACAACGAACTAAAATAAACAATCCGCTTAGTCCGGTCTTGACGGGCTAGCAGTGCCAGCTCTCGATTATACTCACTATTTCTAGTCTCAGCCGAATTGCTAACCCCACTGGCAAAGAAGATCAAATCACTTCTATCAGGTAAAACCGAGGCAATATCACCACTTCCTACGACCATACCGGCACATACCCAGTCTCTTTATATGTCGCCGAAAAATCCTTTTGTCTATCTATCAAAATCCTTTCCTGCCAATTCTCCCAGCCTTCCATGTCTGGAAACTTTTCATTAACAAACCAGACAAAATCGTGCTTAAAGTCCTTGGTGTTCATCCAGTAATCGATACAATACAGTCGTCCACGCTCAGTGCCTTCCAAATGCCGCTTGTATTGTTCATTAGAAAAGCCATAACCCTTACCCTTAGAACCTTTATGCCAGTGAGCGTACCAAGTATTCTTGTTAACCTTGACCTTACCGCCGGAAAACCAAGCTTTCATGCTAATTTCTTGCGCTTCTTGTGTAAACGTCCCGTAGTTTATATCATCAAGCGGATGAAATAGTTTAAACCAATAGTCTTTGGTCATAAAATAGCATGATCCCTGCATTGTCGGGGTATCATCTATCAAAATATCAGCCCGATCATAGTATCTTTGACGCCACTCGCCGCCATGCAGTCCACAGGTCTTATCATAAGGGCGCTGGTAGGGATAATCGACTTGCATATAATCAACCGGCGGACGCTTATCACCCTCAGAATCCCGGGTCAGAGTCCAAGTCTCCGGCTCTAGCCTCCAGCGACGAGGGATAACTACCCAATCATCCTCACAATCAGCCATCAGCTTAGCGTCATAACCGTGATCCACCATGCACTGCTCATCGATCTTCATAACATACTTGCCCCGGGCTAACTTCATACCGGCGTTGATAGCCGCACGCATGCCTGGATTGTTATGAACCTCGCCCTGATGGACCTGAACCAAGTTAGGATTATCTCTAAGAATCGGGTTAGCCCAGCGACCATCATAAACCACAATAACTTCAACTCTTTTACTAGCTTTAGCAAATAAATCATCGACTGTTTTTTGTAAGTATTGGTCTGAGCGAGACGGTATAACAACAGTCAAATCGTACATGCTTAAAGTATAAGTAAACTAACTATATAAAGCAATACCTTGACAATATACCAAACCTATTGTGCGCTAGGACTTGGACTAGAGCTTGGAGATAACGAATGACTCGGGCTAAGAGACGAACTTGGACTAATAGACGAACTTGGGCTCTTAGAAGCCGAGGAGCTGGAGCTGGGTGAGATACTGGGGCTAATACTAGAACTAGGCGATTGACTCTTGGAAGCCGATGAGCTTGGACTTTGTGAAGCACTAGGACTCTGACTGGCACTGGGACTCTGGCTAAGACTCGAGCTAGCCGACGGACTTTGACTAGCCGATGGACTGCCACTGGCGCTAGGCGACATTGAAGCAGATGGACTCCTTGAATTTGAAGGCGAGATTGAAGCGCTGGGAGATAAACTGCGAGAAATTGATGAGCTCGGGCTATATGAGCTAGATGGCGAGATACTGGGACTGCTACTAGAGCTCGGCGAGCGACTAGCCGAGGGACTAACGCTGGCACTTGGACTAATACTGGCAGATGGGCTAATCGACGGAGAAACAGAGGCAGATGGACTAAGCGAGTGACTTGGTGAGATCGATGGGGACACACTCGAACTTGGGCTCATCGAGCTACTTGGACTGCGTGAAGAACTGGGCGAAGCACTCTGACTAGGGCTAACCGAAGAACTTATGCTACTGCTAGGACTCATCGAGTGACTTGGACTGAGCGAAGTGCTTGGACTAAGTGATGCAGATGGCGAAATACTCGGCGAAGCACTCGAACTCGGAGAAATACTGGGACTCTTTGAATAAAGCTGCTGCTGGTAATAATCATACATCAGATCGTTGATCGTTAAAGCATTGGGTCCGTTATTAGGAAAGCCTGACATACTACCGAATATAGCTAGGCTTTTTTATTTTGCAAGCCCTTTTTTGACTTTCTTATGAGCTCGCTGGACCTGCTGCTTAACAGTCCCAGAGCGAACGGGCAACTTCAACCCCTTAGAAGCTTTATCGAACTCGGCAGTCGGAAAACCAGCTTTCTTGGCGGCAGCAGTGTGCGCCCAGGCTTCCTGCTTTTTAGATACATAAGGCATAGCTTAACTATACCATAGCTCTTTATGTAGTTAGAGTGCGGATTAGGTCGTAGGTTTCTGTCTTCCCGCAATCACACACAAATTGTTTAAGCACGTCATAGCCAGTTAGAGCCACGTCTTCGGGTTTGCCCTCAATATTCTCGTATTTATGTAGCAGTACCTTAGTCCGCTTGGGCTTGAATTTATGTACGTGTGGTTCTTTAGTTGCAATCATATTTACTGCTCTTTATGTAGTTAAGCCTTTGGGGTGCGTTTTTTGATGTAAAAGGTGTAGGTGTTAGGCGACCTTTTGCGTGGCTTGTCAGTAAATACTTCTTCATCAGTGAATACTGTGCCGTAACAATAACTCTCTCGGCTCTCACCCACTAAGTTACCAGATACCTTGCCACCACTAATGACCTGGTAGACCCGCTCAACCGCCAGTAAATCATCAATATCATCATCTAAAATGTTTATAATTATTCTACCCATATCTCTCCTTACACCACTCTATACTGCAGAGCTTTAACTATAGAATCAATTTTCTTCTGCCGGGCAGCCCCGGCTTCCTTATCAAAAGCCTCCAGCTCTGCATTACCCTTATTTTTGAGCTTATCGTAACAACTATCACAAGCATCAACCAACCCAAAGTCCGAGATATTACCCATAAAATCATGAGCCCTATCTATCTTCTTGCCACAACCATCACATGTAACTGTCGTCATCTAAAACCTCGTATTAAACGGGCAGCCCTTAAATAAACATTTGCCCTTAATATTTCCATGAACGCATAATTTGCCCTTAACCTCCGGAGCAGGATCAGACTTCGGCAAATTTGCCACCATCTTCTCTACATCCTTTGGCTTGGCTATCAGCTTGTCCATTTTTACTATTTCCTGAGCCGCACCAGTCAAATGCTCGTGCATCCAGGCAGATTTCTTATCAATCTTCTTCCAGGCAGGAAGATCAATGTCCCTAATAAATACAGTTACTTGTGGCATACCGTACATTATACAGTACAGTACGGTACGGTCAAGCATGCTTTGGGGGCTAATGATTTTTAGCTGGGTTTCTCTAGGGGGGAGCATTAGGAAAAATTTTCCACGCGCTACGTTCGTGCTAGGATCTGACGCACCGCTCCACCGGGACCGGGTTATACCGCCCCCGCAAAAACACCCCCGCCTTAGGTTAAGCGCCTTATTTATGTGCATGATTAAACCTTATAAGGCTCTTGATACATACCTTATGTGAGATAACATACCGTACAGTACACATGTACATACTATACCGTACAGTAGAGTACAGTACATAACAGGGGTGAGCTGTACATAGGTCGCAAAATATACCTTGTGCGACGTACTGTACTGTACATAACATGTACATTATATCAACTCGCCGCCTTAAAACGGCTCACAGGGCTCCTACGTGCGTCATTTATAAGCCAATCAGATCAAATTAACAGATAGTGGTATAATGTAAGACTATTTTAGGCTTTGCGCGAGCTGCGTGTGCTAGCCATTTTTAAGTGCTTGCCATGCTGTGTTGCTAGTAAGTGTTTAGTAATAAATAAGAGAATAACTAACTCTAATCTTGTTAACTCTGTCTTATCCCGCGCCCTGAATTAAATGAACCCCAGTCGGGTAACTGAGGTTCGAGCTAATTTATGGTTTGGTATGATAGAGACAAGGTACTAGTCTGTTTAAGACTCCTCTTTATTATCCGCTGAATTGAGTTTATTGTCAACAGCATCAATGACTGGGTTAACATCATTGATTGATACTCTATCGTCTTTCTTTTTGGCTGGTCTAATAATGACTAGCTTAGTGGGATCTATATTGACATGCGTCTCAATATTTAATCCGGTGATCAGTGCTAAGTGACTAGAAAACTTATAAATGCTTCCATAGATCATGGATCGTTGTTTCGGGTCTTTGGTGTACTTCAGATCTTCGGTTAACTGTTCAATGATTGTGTAAGTCCGTTGTACCTGTAAATTACGGATAACATTACGATCTAGCTTAGTCTTGGCGATAATGTCATCAACTAGTGGTCTATAGCGATCTATGGTTGCCCGACTAACTCCACAAGCTTTAGCTAACTTGTTGGTACTCATGTAGCCGGACAGCATTTTGTCGAGCATTTTGGCGATCAAAACATTACGTTCAGCAACGAGCATTTTTTGACCATGTGCTTTAGTAATAGTCTGTGAAGTCTCCATGTGAGTACATACTACAAGCTTATATATAAGAGTTCAAGTTATCCACTATTTTGCATCTGTTAAGGTGCATTTGTCCTACCAAATATAGGTCAGATACTTGACTTCTTTATTGCGCTGTGCTAGAATTAAAACAGTTGAGAAACAAAACTCAACGTACATTAAACAAACTGAGTCAAAGTACACCTATATTATACACTTGTTGAGCTAATAAGTAAATTATATAGAGCCGATAATAAGTATATAATATTGTACTGACTCAAATTAGTAGATACAGTTTAGGTCTTGGCAGAAAGTGAGCAATCACTATGAAAGTCAAAGTATATAACCTAGAAAGTCCACGAACAGGCAAGCCAGTAGCTAACCAATTTGTCATCAAGATAAAGCGAGTTTTCCCAACTGGGCGCGTTCGAGAAACAGAAGTTTTCCAGAGCTATGATAGTGTTATAGCAAAGTCAATCAGTGAATACGGCGGTGCTGCTCCTAGCGAGTCTTACACTATCGTTGACCCTGATTACTGGGATTACTCCGCAACTACACTTAAATATCTAAAGCAGTTTTTAGGCACTAACCTATCAAAAGCTGAATTATGCGTACATATTAAAGATAATACATACGGCATCCGAACAGCAAAGCTTAATTAAATATTCAATTAACAACGCTGAGACCTGAACCGTATCTACTAAGCAATATAAACAGGAGAAAATCAAATGCAACAAGCATTAACATATTTCATTATCTTTTGTATAGGCATGGTTGCCGGCGCATACTTAATGGACGAGGGTAAAAAGTAGCGAGGTAATATGAAACCAGAACTATTTAATGAGATCATGACCGAAGGCAAAGGCAAGTGGAGAATAATTATATAGACTATAGACTGTTAGAGCTAATCTGACAGTCTTTTAGTACGAGGAAAACATGGACTTTTTACAATATATTAAACAGTATCAAAACTTAGATTTATTTATAGTGCTCATGAAAGAGCTAGGCTATCCGGACGAGGAAATAATCAGCAAGCTACAAACCTCTAAGGGTAGCATATATAACGCCAGACTACGTTTAAAGCCACTAATTGACGTGCTTGAAACGATGGAGAGCACTATTAGCTACGGCGATCCGGTGATAAATAGTATTATTGACTCATTCAAAGACAATTTTGGTACAACCAAAGTATCTCAGTATGACCGTTATGCAGCCAGGCGATTAGCAGCCAAATACGGCGCTGACGACATAATTAGCGTTATCGAAGCTTTGAGCAAGTCACGCGGTCAAAAATACTGCCCTAGCATCAACTCAGTGCTTGAGCTAGAGCGTAAATTAGTCACTGTGATAGATTTTCTTAAGAAGCAATCAGATAATAATGTAATGGTGATCACATGAGCGAAGTTAGATGCTCTAGTCCGATCTGTATCGTAACCACTGGCGGTGTGCGCGGACGTATGTTTACTCCAGACCCAAAAGCTATCGGCATGGCGACGCGCTGGTGTCCACAGTGCATCAGAATCAGTGGACAGATGCAATTCTTTAGTCATCAAACGGCTGAGATGGTCCGTAATACTTACGAGGAATATATAAATACTGACTTGCCGGCGGAAGTCAAACTGATACTAGAACAATTTACAAGAGAGATTATAAAAGAATTAGGCGAGGAACTTTAATGGAAAGATTAAATTATTGGTACATTGAAACTTGGGAAAAGGAAATAATCAAAGTTAAGCCGGACGAAAAGAATATTCAATACATTCAAAAACTTATGAGTACAGGCGATGGCGCTGTTATCATGCCGGACCGAGCTATTGCTGTTAAATCAATCAAAGACTTTAGAATTAGTGATGAGCCATATATTGACCAAAAGCTAATCGAAGCCAGCAGCCAAGTCTTTGGCGAGCCAGTCATGACTAAAGATGGTGATGTAGTCGCCCGTTATGTTAAAAAGTCCGTACCGCGTCGACGCTGGGACACATTCTATAGATACAGCAGCAGCTATAAGATTATTAGCCAGGAGAGTAACTCAGTCACAATTGTTTTTAGACTACCAGTCCACCAGATTGATCACGATAAAGTCCAAGAATTAAGTCCGGACGATGAAAGAAAATTAAGCAAAGCAGTTGACTAGCGAACTATAATTAAAGCATGAGCGAAAAATATATAGGCTGGCTAGACATAGTCAAAGGTGTCGGTGAGTTAATTGTCGATGAGACAAAACTGGTATTTCACGCCCTAGCTGATCAGTTTAGACACGATCCCAGTCCATTTATTGAAGTAACACCAGAAAACGTAGACAGGCTACTACCACCAAATGAAACCAAACCTCCAACCGTCGGCTGAAGCCTTAGAACCAGCTTTTAACGAAGCTAATTGTAAAAAGCTGGGTATAGATGCTTTGCACATTATATACCCCGATGAGACCGATGAACGAGCCGTAGCTATTGCTAAGTCTGTTTGCGATAATTGCATCACCATAGATGCTTGTCGTGAACGTGGTAAATACGAACCGCATGGAGTTTGGGCTGGCATGACAGCTACTGAAAGAAGTAATTTACATCGTAAAATAGGAAGGATCCATCGTGGACGCAGAAACAGCACTTAGACGACAAGAAGCTTACCTCAGCCAACAGATACTAGACGTACAAGCAGAAATGGCAGCCTTAAATCGCAAGCACACTGAGCTTGTCGAACAAAGAGTTGAGATTATTAACGAACTTGGTAAATTCGTCATAGCGAGAATCGGGGCATGAGGTGGAACCAGGCGAGCGCAAAGCAGAAGAAGAACTGTTTTGTGCTAGAGTCGATCAAATCCTAGCCGAGGAATCAATAATACTAGACGGTTTAAAGCTAGCTGTTCACCAAGGACGCATCACTGAGGACGAAAAACAAGAATGGTTAAATGAATATATCAACCGCCGGAATCAGCCGGCTCCCCCTCAACCGTAGGCGCGTTGAGTAACTTTATAAGATCATCTCGAGATTTGAGCGCATCTTTTAACTTATTAATGCAATCGTAAATAGTGATGCCGTGAACTTCACCGACGCTTGGGAGTATGCGACCAGTATAATCAGCGTAAGTTGCCGACCAACCGATATTTGAAGTGCCGAATGTTAGCCACGCCCTACCCTTGCTATCATCTATAAATGGTGGTAATGGCTTTAATAATTCGTCCATAGCTATTGACATTATAGACCCATCGGTCTATGATTTTAAACATATTCGCCATTGTTGACGAATAGAAAACCGCTCCTTGCGGAACGGTCTTGCTATTGTTGACGAATCTAAATTGTATACACACAATATATAGCACAATTTATGACTTGTCAACGCTAAATGTAGCAGGCATTTACTTCTCTAAGCCGCTGTGATAAATATCACAGGATAGCCCACTCCTGGTCTAAATGGCAAATGGGCGATCTTACTGATATTTATCGGCAACAAGCGAAGACAGTTTTAGGAACTAGAACCACACTAGAACTCGGGGGATTAGCCTACCAATGTTACCTGTCAGTAGCTAAAAGAAAGTATACAAACCATGTGCAGCCTACAAGTAGTAGGAAGACGGGTTAATAGTTAAAAAATTATACCGCTAAACTACTTGACTTTTTCATTCCGCTGTGCTAGGATTATAAGGTAACAAAATAACAACTAAGGCGGTAAAAATGGTTGAACCTGAAATAATTTTGCAACGTATCACAGACAATCAATTGCAAGAAATATGTGACAAGCTAGGGTTAAGCTTAGAACAGATAACACCTTATCAGCTAAGAGTCGGTAATTTGCTAGATTTTTATCCTAAACGTAATAGGTACTTTTTACTTAAGCAAAAAGAATGGGGAACCGCTTTAGACATACCACACCTATATGGTGTTATTGGTAAGTTACTGCCTCAACTTGGCGACACTCCTATAGACACATTCAAACAATGGTACTTTGATCTATGTGATAAAAAATATTCAGAACGTCAAGACGGTCAACTTACAATGATAACTTCAGTCTTAAAAATATTGTTATCTGAAGAAGAATTTAAGGAATTGTCTAAACATGAGTAATAATTGGTCATTTGCCGGCGTCTGGAACACGGCGCTGGATATAGACAGACAACGAGAGCTAGAGCCTAGGGACTATATATGGGCTTCTGAGCTTGGTAGAGGCTACTATGACCGTTATTGGAAAATGAAAGGCAGAAAACCCACCACGCCGCCTGGTGTACGCGCTCAGCGCAAGTTTGAGGCTGGCAACTTGACTGAGTGGGTCATGCTACAGATTCTAGCCCGAGCCGGCATCTTGCAAGAAACTCAAACCAAAGTTGAGGATACCACCGGACCAATTAGAGTTAGTGGACGCTGTGATTTTATGGCTGGCGGTCAAATTAAAGACGTTGAGAACATAGATCTAGTCGGACTACCCGAAAACTTTCAAGCTATGGCTAAAATGGCTATCGAAAACCTTAAAGAAAAGTACCCGGACGGCTTAAAAGACGTTGGTATTGAAATAAAGTCCTGTTCCGGCTTGATGTTTGATAAATATAAGGCTGCTCCAGCTACAAATCATGGGCTACAGTCGTTTTTCTACGCTAAAACGCTCAATAGACCGTTTTTGCTGGTTTATGTCAGCAGAGACGATCTGAGGGTCTGTGAATACGTCATTTTGCCGGATTCTGAGCGTTGGAGTGAGTTATATGAGACCGATATTGCCGCTATGAGTGAGCTTTTAGAAGCTAGTGATGTTTTACCAATGCAGCCTCTACTGACTTGGGAAAATGAACGCTTTGGCAAGAACTGGGAGATTGAATACTCCAGTTATCTAACAGATTACGGCTTTGATAGACCAGATCAGTATGCGGAAAAAGCCAGCAGTACCCTCAGACGGTTAAATAATATTGTTAAAAAAATCAAGGAGGGCAAGCCTATAGACGGAACCGTAAACCAGAAAACACTTAAAGAGTGTTATGCATTTTATCCGGAAGCGGAGAATATAATTAAGGAATTAGAGGAGAAGTATGGACGAACAGACAACTAGCCCGGTGCCGGCAGTGTCAATGACGACACAAACACAGGTGCACTTAAACTTCTATGACGCGCTCAAAGAAGTCATGGACGGTAAAAATATTACTAGACTGGAATGGAACGATGTTAAAGTGTTCGGCAGCCTAGTAAACGGCAGATTGATGATAATGCTCGGTGACGGTCAATTGCACGACTGGATCATCTCGGATGGTGACATGAGCGCACTAGATTGGGTAGTAATATGAGCATGACAGTCGGCGAGCTGGATGATGTTAATGAGCTGATTAAGAAAATGACTACAGCTATTAAAGCCCAGCAAATCATTTTACTAGATGCCCTAGAAGTACTACAAAAGTATTCAAATGGCTTGTTAGAAGATGTTAAACAACAGCGCGATGCAGCGCAGAAAGAGGTAGATAATGAGTAATGACTGGTCAAAATTCAAAGACATTAAAAGCGGTGGTGGAGATATCCTCAAGCCGGAAGAAGGTAAGCCATATAAGATTAGAATCATCGGTGAGCCTTGGGTTTACAGCAGTGAGTTCAAAGGCAATCAGTCGATCCGGGTAGCTCTGACTATCTACAACCAGACTGACAAGTGTGCCCAGGTGTTGATGTTGAGCAAGACTGCTTTCAACGACATATACGATCTTAACGAGAATCCAGACTGGGGGGATCCAGAGGGCTACGATATTACCATGAAGCGAACTGGCAAAGAAACTGATACTAAGTATTCATTCATGCCGTCAGCCAAGAGCAAGCTGGAAGCAGATAAGCGAGCCGAGGTTGAGTCAATCGTGCTTGATGATGTATTAAGTCGTTTGCCTAGTGTCCAGCAAGCTTTTCCTATATCAGATATTGACCCGGAAGCATTAGTGTCCAAAAAGGCTCAATCCATAATTAAACAAGGTGAGCCGATAGATATGCCAGAAGATATGCCAGAGGACTTCTTAAAATAATGGACCTAGAAACCTCTTTAAAAGGCATGATGAGCGCCGAGGAAGCGCTTAGGAGCCAGCAGGGGGTAGATAACCCTGCTTACATGTCTAAGTGGATGGCTAGGCTATCTACACATACCTCAGCCGTTGAAGCTAAGCTGGCTGAGTATGAAAAGGACTATGAGCTCACTTACGCTAAGAAGCTATCTCAGTGCATGTTTAAGGAAAATATGAAGGTCACGCAAGCTGAACGGACTGTGGACATTGAAACAGCCGAGCTTAAGGGGCAGATTAAATATCTAACCCGGCTAGTTGCCTCAGCCTGGAAACAGGTTGGCGTGACTCAAAGCCGGTTCAACCATCTTGTAACCCTAGCGAGTACCCAGGTATGACCTTTGATAAATCCATTTACTGGGATCGTCGCAACAAAGGCTTACATGGTCAAATTCACGAGTGGGGCTCTAAAGAGCAGCGTTACGATAACCGGGTTATGGATAAGAAGCAATTAGCAGATACCCTAAAAGCAATGAAAGGCAAGAAGAATGAACCAAAAAAGAGTAAAGCTGTTTAGACCACTGTTTAGCAATAAACAGGACTTTCGTCGGTTTAAGCGTGCCTACACCGGCAGGGACTTGGCTACTCGACTGGAGACCATTAGAGTTGCTAAACGTGCTAAAGGCAAGCAGATACATCACCTGGAGGTACCAGATGCAAAATAGTGCTGGTGCTAAGAAGGCTAGCCAAACTTTAAGACAAGAGCGTGGCGAGGATTACTTTGCTAGACTTGGTGCCAGAGGTGGTAAAAAATCTAAGGGCAGGAAGCTCAGTGCTAAGACTAAGAAAAAGATCAGTGAAGCTATGAAGCTCAGGCATAAGGAGGCTAAAGATGCGCGGCATACTACATGATCACATTTATACTAAATACGAAGATGATCAACAACAGCTCAGGCTAGGTGGTAATTCCTGGACTATAAACTTACAGGATCTACCGGCTGATGCTGTGCTGATCGAATACATTACGCCTAGCACGAGGTATGTTATCAACCGTTATGACGCTTTTAAGCACGGGTTTGTTAGAAAACTCGGTGGTGAAGATAAGTTAATAGTGCCGCTTAAATGGTGGCAGGAAGGGATAGCGATCAATGACTGACTGGGTAATATGGTATTCACCGATAATAGCTCTGTAGACAGCAGGACTATTGCTCGTGCTTATACTTTTAGAGGTTATTAGACTAATGAGGAACAGAAGGTACAAAATATGACTAATCCACTACCCAAAGACGAAGCAGTAGAGAGAGGTACGGGCAGAAACAATATCGTAAAAGCTGTAGATACAGACGACTGTTGGTTATATGCTGGCAATATTGACACACGGGGATATGGGCGAATTTACCAAACATATCACGGCAAAATCCATGCTCATGCTGTTCACAGGCTAATGTATGAGGCTTGCGTTGGCTCTATCCCAGAAGGCTTGTTAATTAACCATTTATGCGAAGTAAAAATTTGCGTTAATCCAAAGCACCTAGAAGCTGTAACCAACAAGCAAAACATCTGGTACAGCATGAAATTCGGAGATGACCGCTGTGCTAGAGGGCATGAGCTTACAGAAGATAATGTTTACATATCCTACCCCTATAAAAAGACTAATACGCCTCACCGAAAGTGCAAGAAGTGCCATGCCATGACAGACCGACAACGACGTATAAGAAATATGAAGCGTAAAAAGGAGTTACAAAATGCCAACTGAACTAGAGCAGACTATTGAAGAAGTGCTAAGGGAAGTGATAACTGAAAAAATGGCATTAGAGTATCTTGTTGAAACTGAGGGTTATCCTGGTGATGCAGAGGAACGCCATTATTTTAATACCGAAGCTGGTGCAGAATACCGCCAAATGCTAATTAACCGAGCCAAAGCCACCCTACTAAAAGCTATCCAGAGTTACGGTAGGGCTGAGAGGGTTGCACAACTTGACGAGTTGATTCAGTTAGAGCCATATAAACAGTTTATGCACTGGAAGCAACAGGATATAGCTAGGTTCTTTGAGCAAGTTGGAAAAATAAGGCGGGCACTAGAAAGAGAGCAAGACAATGACTAAACCAGATTTAACAGTAGATGAGATACTACACAAGATTAAAGCGTTTGACCCACAAGTAGGTATTGATGTCGATGAACTCGATAAAGCCCAAAAAGCCCTCACTACATTAGTAGAAGATATGCTCCAAGCAATTCTTACTGAAACGCCTGATGACCCTGAGATTTATTGGGGTAATGGTGAAAAAATAGTCAAGGAACGAGCCAAAGCTGAACTAAAGAAAAGGGGGTTTACAAAGTGAGTAAATTAAATAATAAGGAGGACGCCATGTCCAAGCAAGAAACAATAACATTAAATGGTAAAACTTACGTTGAATACGACGCAAGTAAGAAAGACATTAAGCCAGCGGTTGACACTGACCATATCATTGTCATAGCACAGCGTGGTTGGATTTTTGAGGGGCATCGTGACAATTCGGTTAAAGACAAACTACAATTGCTTAATGCCAATGTGGTAAGGTCTTGGTCAAACGGTAAGGGTATTGGTGGATTATGTAAAGAAGCTCTGAAAAAAGATTACAGGCTTGATGAAGTGGGTCAGATTTCTTTTCCTAACGAGGGAGTAATTTGCGTAATTGACATATTGGAGTGGTAAATGAGTTATATTAGAAACCCTAATACGGCTGATGAAGTTCAGCCAATAGCCCTACACAAAACGCCTTATGGCAACGGCTACGGCTACGGCTACGGCTACGGCGACGGCAACGGCAACGGCTACGGCTACGGCTACGGCTACGGCTACGGCTACGGCTACGGCGACGGCTACGGCAACGGCAACGGCTACGGCAACGGCAACGGCTACAGCTACGGCAACGGCTACGGCTACGGCAACGGCAACGGCTACGGCTACGGCTACGGCTACGGCGACGGCTACGGCTACGGCTACGGCAACGGCGACGGCGAGGGCGACGGCGGTATCCTGTGAGCCAACCTAACAAGAAAGGTCAAGATGAGTAAAAAATATTATAAGTTTAGTAAAAATCCTAGATGGACTGGTGGTTTACAAATTATGCGGATTGGTTATCGCAATAAATATAGTGACGGTAGTTTAGGCGGTTTTGATAATGCTAGGGCAGTGCTGACATTTAGGTGGAAGCCATTTGTGCTCAAGATTAAAAGATTTTGGGGCAGTTAACCATGAAACCAAACACTACTAAGATATATGATTGGGGCGATTTACCAAACCCAGGTAGCGAAAAAGCTATTGAACTCGGTTGTACCTGTGCTGTAATTGATAATCGTTATGGCAAAGGCATCCCTAGCGAAAATGGCAAGCCAAACTTTTGGATAACTGGTGAGTGCCCGCTACATGACCCAAAAGCTAACGAGGAACATAAAATCCATGACTAAACCAAACACTACTAACCGTAGGCTCAATTCAAAGAGGGGTTCTAAGAATGACTGAATATATTTGTGGATTCTTCGCCGTAAATGGTAAGCACTGTATCATTAACAAGAAATGTGTTGTTTGCCGTGAAAAAGCAGTGTAGAGACTGTGGCGAATCTTTCAGCCAATATAGCACCACTCAAAATAGGTGCGGTAAGTGTGCCTACAAAAAAGCTATGAGTCTCAGGAGGACCAGTTTGCATATAGCTAAAAAAGGAACACCGGGTAGCCGGCGTGCCAAGTGGTCAAAGGCTAAAAAGCTATGGATTAAAAATAACCCACCGGAAGATAACCTCTGGTACTGTCACTACTGTGGCGTACCTCTGACCATAGACGATGAGTTAGTAGAAATGGGAGTCCAATATCTGACCTTAGATCACGTTAAACCTAGAGGCTCGCATGTTAGTTTGGCGACTGAGCAAAGTAATTTGGTACCCTGTTGCCTACTAGATAATGATCGTAAAGGCTCACGGAGCTATGAGGCGTATTGTGCTGAATTTTACCCCCACTTGCTAGAAGCTGTATAATATAAGGACTAAGGAGTAATGGACATCCTGCTGAAGTGACCCGTCCGCCCATGAGTAACTATCGACTAAGATACGAATTAACCCCTTTCAATCTATACGAATTAAAATACCGCCCACTCGGGAGCACTAGGAGTATCCTGGATATAATTTGGGACTGGTTCACTAGCTGGGCTAAACCACTGTCTGAGATCTGTGTTTGGACCGTTGTGATCTACAGCCGACAGCTAGGACACACTATCCGTCGAGGTTAGTATTGCTAGTCCAGTAAACAGCCTGGTGACAAACGATTCCGGCAACTAGCGCCCAAAGACCGTGGATCGACCATACCTCTTTTAGCGTACCAGGATTCTGAGCTAGATAAGTGGATACGGCGGTCACTAAGCCACCCATAAAAGCTTTTTCTTTAGCGGTTAGGGTTAAGTTTTTTACCTTGTTGTATAGTTTTTTAAACATATTAAATATCCTTTGCGTTACCTGACCATACGAAGTGCCCTTGCTGTGACTCGTACCAAATACTATTACCAGCGATTGACTGTCCCTGAACTTTGCCGATAAAGACGAAAGTGTTGCCCGGCTCAAGAATACGACTACCAGCTAGAGGAGCTGAGGTGTTTGGAGCTGATCTGACATAACATTGTTTAGTAACTAAAGCCGTACCATGCGGCAGAGAAGGCTTTGCGCTGAATACTTTAAGCCTGTAGGTCATAATAAGATGGTTATACGGAATTACACGGTAAACGCCTATTGCATCTTTGCCTAGTCCAGTACCAGTACCGACACCATTTTGCTCAAGCATTTTGTCGAGGCTGGTGTCTCTCAAGGCTATGTGACCATCAGGTGTAGCAGCACTAACGAATACCAAAATATCTCCAGCTTGTTTGCTGCCATCAGTAACCTCATTAACTGCTTTCACAAAAGCTGGACTGGGCTTTTTGGCATAATCTACCGCGTTACCCGAAACTCCACCTGAAACCCCGGCACACTGACTAAGGAATTGCAGGATTAGATCAACGCACTGGAAGCCGTCAACTTTATCGTAATCTATTTTATGCCCTAACCACTGGGCTTTGAATTGTGAGTAAGTCATTTTTTGCCTTTCTTAATTACTACTCCAGCACCGGGAAATGGTACTGGCTCGACGTTAACACTAGGGTTATTTTCCGTATTGATAACACTTTGACTACTGCTCATGCCGGTGTAGTCAGAAGTCCAGTTAGCATAGATTGAATAAACTAAGGTGATAAAAAGTCCCCACTTGAACCAAATTGCCGGCTGGAAGAAGAATAGGTAGATGACAATCGGAAAGTTAATAGTCCAGTACCAAAAACCAACAGTGTGAATCTTGAGTTGGACTCTGGGATCATTATCTAGTTTATTAACATCCTTGCCGATGATTCCAGCTAGCTTAGTAAAAGGATGGCTCATAGTTTTATAATAGCACCATTAGTCAACTTTTTTATCCTGAGTTTTTATTGTTTGATGCTCAACATTTTGTTCTTTCACTGTTTGAATGGTGGCTTTAGCTAGCTTACCGTTAAGATTTTTCATAAATTTCAAAACCTCATCATTAGAACTAGTGTTCTTTTCAACTGCTATAGACATTTTATTGCTAGCCTTTGCCAATCGATTAGCAGCGGCAGTATGAGCTTGTATATCTTTACCATAAGCACCAATAGCCCATCGTACTACCCAAATTATTGCACCTACAGTAGTTCCTAAAAGGGTCAATAGCCCGATTATAATAGTGGTCGCGTTGGGATCAATCATTTTTTGACTGCCCGATGAGCTGCGCTAATACGCTTACTTAAATCCATTTTAGGCGTATCCTCTTGCAGTTTAGCAAATTCTTTAGCTTCGGCTGGATAGTTAGTCTTTATATGGTCAATCAGTTTTTGGGCGTGTTCTACGCCACCATCAAGATGAGAGCCAGTATGATTATAGTCTAATGCTTTAGCCTTGGCGTTTTTGTCTTTACCTAGCTGTTTATAGTGACGCTTAGTATGTCCTAACTGGGTAGATATGGTGTTTATAAGATGAGCCGTGGTAAAAGCCTTGTGCGCTTTAGTTGGACTCTTATCGCCAGTTTTAGGAGCTTTCATTACTTGCCTTTTATGCGAGCGTTGGCTGCCTGTACTCTTGATTTGACAGAGGGATTGCCGCCAGATGCTTTAATAATCCTATTAGCTTTAGCATTTATCTTAGCTTGCTGAGCCGGTGATGCAAAACGCTTGGCATAAGCCTTAGCTACAGCCGCGTGTTTAGCGTCAGGCATGGGATAGCTTCCTGTGCCGCTCTTATTTGGTAATCCTCGTTGAGATTTGGGTACAGCTTTTTTCTGCTTCTCACTTAATTTTGCCATGATATTCTCCTTAATAATTTATACTCTAGCACAATCAGAGTCCCAGTAAAGTCTTGGCATTCTGAGGTTGTTTAGTTTGCCAGCCTTGGATAGTTTTAGCCTTGGGCGCATAAAAAGCTCCAGCGGCTTTAAGCTTCTTCTGTAAATCTTTATCGGACGGAACTGGTAAATTGGCAGCTTGTAATGCGGATTTAGCAGCGGTCATAACTTGATTATTGTAATCATTGATAACTTTTTGGGCG